GGAGAATGACGCGAGCCTCAATGCGATCGCGCTCGATGCCGCACAGGTGCTGCGCACGACGATCCGCGCGCATCGCAGCGGCGAGATGATGGCGGAGGCGGCGGCCGGCGCGCCCGCCGCCGCGCCTGCGCAGGAGGACCGGTTGCTCTTCGCCATGGGGCCGAGCCGGCTGCTGACCGCGGGACTGTTCAACTTCTCGCTCGCCGCGCTGGCCGTGGTGGCACTGGCTGCGCGCAGCCGGTTCGCGATCGGCGTCCTGGCGGTGGGGGCCGCCTGTCGCAGCCGCCCCAGCCACCATGCTAGCTCGATCAGCGCCGGTTGCACCGTCCAGTAAAATTCCGGGCTTTTTACAAATCGGTCTGAGAACTCGGCCAGGTCCAACGCATCCCCCAGCAGCACGATCTCATCCCACTGCCACACTCCAACCGCCTGCAATATCACGTCCAGCGCCTTCCGGTCATGATAGGGTGTCAGTTTCCCGGATCGCAAATCTTTTGAAAAGCCAAAATGGATATCCGGGATGAATAAGCATCTCCGGATTCCGCCGCTCTCCGACCTCTCTCTGGCCGGCTGCCTCGTCACCTGGAGCGTTACCGGCCGGATCACTGGCTGGAACGCTTCAGGAACTCGTCGGCTCAACCAGGCCTTGATTTGGAATAGTGGCTCGACCACGATCTCCCCATATGGCCCCCGCGCCCCCACCTCCCATTTATTTGCGACCCACCGGTCAACCTTCCAGGTTTTTAGATCCACCCGGCAGGCCGTCAGCAATCCGTCCAGAGTCGTGATTCGCCTGCTCTTTGTCTCCGCCTCCGCCAGGTTGCCATTTGCTGCCATTTGCACCTGCTCGCCGCCCTCCGCTGGCGAAACCTCTGCCCCTTGATCGCTGAGCCGCTTTGCCCCTGCCCGTCTCAAGCGCGCTCGATGCAGCCGGCTTCTTAAGCTCCCGATGCCCATCCCCATGCTTTTTGCCATCTCGGCCTGCGATTGGCCATCCCGTTTAAATTCTTCCCACCGCTCCAGGAGTTGTTCATAGACCAGGTCAATATTCTCCCGCGCCTCTTCCCTCTGTCGCCTCCGCTCCCGGAGCACTCGTTGCCTGAGCGTTCCTATGGCGATTCCGTGCTTGTCCACCAGCTCGTCCAACGGTCTGCCAGAGCGTAGATAGGCCTCGTATTCGAGAACCAGTTCGGCGTCGTTTCGTTTTTTCAAATCACCAGCCCATATGAATTAATCGTCTCACTGCTGGCTTCCACGCGCACCGGCAGTTAGGGTGTTTCGGTATGATTCCCCGTGCTTCCTGGATTGTGTAGATCGTCCCCTCCAAACCCCTACATTTGTCACATACCTTTCCATCTCCCGATGTACTCAACTCGGCTTCCGCGGTCACCCCCGGTACTGCGAATTCCTGGTACCGGTTCAGCGTTGACTCGGCGTGTGCGTGGATGATCTCCGTCCTCGCCATCGTCCGTGCCCGCACGATCCCGATCTTATTTACCCGATCTACAATCATCCAGGCAATATCCTGCGGCCCCAGGCCAGCTCCCATCCCATTCGCCAGCGCCCGCGCGATCTGCTGGCTCATTGCCTCCGTAATCCCCTTAAGCTCGTTGAAATTCCTGGCAAACAGCATCGCCAGCGCATCCGCGTGCATGGGTGCATTGAACACCCCCGCCATGCTGTAGGATGGGATGGCCATCCCCGCCCCTTTCAGCGCTGCCGATGCCTGGTTGGTCCCCCTGGCGTATGCCCCGCGCACGTAAACATCCTGCCAACCCCCATAAGAGACGATTTCTCGCCGCTCCCCTCGCGTCACGTCCAGGATATCCTCATCAACCGCCTCCTGCAGCCACGCCAGGAATGCCTGTGCCTTGCCCGCCGGATCGCTTGGCCAATCATATCGCTTCGCTGGCTCGACATTCCCGATGGGAAGGGGCTGCTGGGCAGTGTGGATCAATGGCAGGTTTCGCCGGTCGCTCAGATTCAATGCATCGTTATCCACGATGGTCTTCCGGATCAGCGACCTCACGATCATAAACCGATGTGCAGCCTCTGCTGCGTATTTTCCACGCAGGATGGTTGTTCGCGTTGGGTCCCGCTGTCGCTCGTTTACCGCTAGAGCACTATGTGCTGTTGTGCACATTGCCTTCACTCCGCTCCCCACCACCATTTACCCGCCTGAATGCTCGCTCGCAGACTTCCTCCCAGCTCGTTATCGGCGGCTTGAAGTGAAAAGGCCTGCCGCACCGGTAGCAATGCCGCATCCCATCCCGGATCAGCCGCCCGCCCGAATCCAGCCGGATCATCCCCTTGATCTGCACCATCTCTCCAATCACTGCCCCACATTCCGGGCATTCGACCGGGATACGGTTAGCCATGACTATTCTCCATCATTTCCATCGGGCTCCGGTTCCGGAGGAGTGTTATCCTCCTCATCCAGGATTCGGCGCTGCGTAGAACCGGTGGTTGGTGGCCATTTCAAAACCTTCTCTCTGAACTCGTCGAACGCCACGATCAGCTCAGGTGCTCCTGGGCTCATCGTAGAAAATGCACTTGCATAATTCTGCGCCACTGTTGCCCGCTCTACGTCGCTCATCTCATACAGTGGCTCCCAGATGATGCTATAATCGCCGCCCTCCGGAGCTGGCACCGCCCCGGCATCCACAAGTTTATCGATCACCGGCCTCAGGATTACCGGCTCTGCGAATTGTGTCTGCCGCGCCGTGATTGCTCCCGCCCACGCCGCCTGGTCCTGGCTGCTGGCCAGCTCTCCCCGCTCGCTCCCGATCAGGATGCGCTGCGGGATATCTGTCGAGGCTGCGATCAGGCCGATGATCATCCCGAACAACCCACTCGGGTCCACCACCGTGGATCCAAGCTCATTAATGTCTACGCCCTGGGTGCGAATGAATCGCCGCAGGCCATGCAGATACTCATCGATCTCATCACTCAAGTCTTCCGGACTCTGGCCCTCCAGCGTGAAACCGTCCCGAACGTCGGCATGCAGTCCGCGGTCCATGACCTTCCAGGTCGCCTCTGCGCCGCCTCCCGTGATTTTCAGTAGGTCTTCCGTCAGGTTGTACACCCGTTGCAGGCGAGGCATGCCATATACATCATCCTCTAACAGATCCTCTGCCACATGGATTACCCGGCTCGCATCCACGAGCTGGCTGCTGTTCCCGATCTGGATCTGGTAAGTCTGTGGCAATCCGTATCGCTCGTTGCCTGCATCACTCACCAAAGATGCCACCGATGCAACACTCTCCGAATAGGTTGCAAAATACAAAATATCCTCTGACCGGCTCAACGCCCCACGCACCAATGGCGTATTCAGCTCGGTTCCCCCGCGCGTCCCAATCAGCAGCACCCCGTAACGCCCAATCCCTGCCACGCGGTCTACCCGCTGGAGATAATGCCACAGCCGGCGTTTCTGGATCAGCCATTTCATCGCGGCGATGAATGGCGTCTCGTCCTCCTCAGAGTCCGTTCGGCCATTGCCATCCTCGATGATCGGTGGGTGCCGCCAGGTATCCACCGGTGGCAAATCTACCACTCTCCCGGCAATGTCCTGCCGGGTGTACTTGGCCATGTAGTGATCGATGCTCAGCGTGGTGGGATACCCAAGGATCTCGTAGAGATCCCGGTCCCCATCGAACTGCTTGCCCAGGTATGCCGCCAACTGTTGCCGATCCAACAGCAGCGATGTCAATGCTTTTATATCGTTCCATTGGTTCGCCGTCAATTCCATTTCATCCTCCTTGAGCCGCTAAGTTCTATTAGCGATACTACCGCCTGCCCCATGTTCCGGCCTTTTTTGTCGGCGGCTGCACGCTCGCCACCGCACAATAATTCTCCGCATGTGCGTAGTGGTCGGCCGTCCCCTCCACGTACCGGGCCATTGGCTGCCCTTTCGCATCGTTTTCCACCACGCGTACCGGCGATTTCAGTTGGTCGTAGTAATCTCGCACGTCACGTGCGTTCGCCGGAAGAATGTTTTCGTTTTCGTAGAACCTGGCAAATGCCCGGTCCATGGTCCGAGTACGATCCAGATTCACCACCCCCTTGTCCCCGTCCCACTGCTCTGGCTCCTCGTTTTTTGTCCCTGCCGCTTGCTGCACGTAATACGCCAGCCAGGCCAGCCCAGGCCGGAGAGCCTTTTGCAATTTCCTCGCCTCTCTTGTTTCGGGCAGCGCATCAATGACCGCCCGCACCACCCCGTACCGGCTGATCAGCCCGCCCAATGCCTCGAATGATTCCACCACCCCAGCAAAACGCAGCGGGCGCTCGCCCTGTCCGTTCTGCGGCGCCCGGATTACCACGTTGATCAGCTTACCGACGTCTGCCCCCAAGAATGTGCCTTCCCCGGTCACCGGCATCATTGCATAGTCCCGGCGCAGGCCGTCCAGCAGCCCATCGGTGATTTGCCCGCCCTTTGGCTGGTATGGCAGGCCCAGGTTTTGGTTGTAAGCTTCCTTGCGCTTCGTCTCGTCAATCTCCATCAATGACCGGATAATCGTTCGCAGATCCACCACCGGAGAAAACAATTGCGATAAATGGTACCCAACGATCTCGCGCCCCGGAAAAGTTGCCACCCATTCCCCTGGCCTGGTCCGACCGAGCGTTTTACCGCACCGCTGGCAGGCTGTGTAAACCTTGCCATCCTCCTGGTGCCATGCCACTGGCCTGCCCAGATCATCCCAATCCATCACCACGTGCTGGATCGTCAACGCCTGGCGTTCTCCGCAATGCTCGCACCGCAGCATCCATAACCGCTGGTCGCTCTCGGCCCATTTCGCATCGATCCCGATCCCCGCATAGGTCGGAGTAGAGATCCATCGCTCTTCTCGGATCGCCGAATGCCCTGTTCGCTTCTGCGCAATGGTTGGCGCCCGAGGATCCATTTCGTCAACCTCATCAAACACGACAATATCCGCATCAATTGATTTCATCTGCGGCGCTTTGCCGTCCGGTTTCACCGTAGCCCCGCGCAGGTAAACAAAATTGTTTCGGATGCGTTTCAGCGTCACCCGATCTGCCCCTCGTTTTTTATGCCCCTCTTCTTCGGCCCCCACACCGTCAACCACGATCCCATCCAGGTACGCGCTCGCCTCGAGTGCCGGCCCAATCCGCGCGCTCGAAAAATCGCTCACGTGTCCATCCGTCGGGAAGAGATAGAGTACAGTCGCATGTCGTTCGTCCGCCGCATGTAGGGCGTAAGAGATCCCATATTCCGACGCCCCCATTTGCGCCGCCTTATCAATGACCACCACCTGGGCCGTCTCCTGGAAGATCCCTGCCAGGTATCGATGTTGCGTCAGGTCAAAGCGCACCCCGGGTTTGAGTAACGGCCGGCGTAGCATGGTCCATCCCAGTAATCCCAACGCTCCAGCATCGCCAGTACTGACCTGGCCAGATCTGGCCGCCCGTTCCCACAACGCATTCGCTAACATCTCGCGCTTAGTCCGGCTCATCTCGTGTCTCCAACGTCAGCAAATTGGCGATGATTCCGTCCAGTTCATCGTCGCTCATCCCGGCAAATCGCTGTACTTGCTCGTGCTGCAACGGCCCACCGCGCGCGCCTGTCAGTCGAATCTCCTCTTGAAGATCATTTGTCATCCTGAAATATGTTTTGCGGTCGCCCGCCGAGCGATGGTCGGGGTCGCTTGCCACCTTGATCAATGCATCAATCACATCCCGTCGGTGTTTGAACAATGGAGCCGTCTGGAATAGTGACACCTGGTCGTCTAGTTCCGGGTTCTTTTCCCGCCATTTGCGGATCGTCCGCGCCGTCTTCAACCCCAGAACCTCGGTTGCCAATTCTTCCTGTGTCTCAGGCCAACGCCCCTTTACGGGTGAGGAGGCCCAGGCAATCCAGGCCGCCTTCCGCCAATCAATCCCTGCTGCGCGCAGCTCCAGGTAATCCTCCCACCACGCCGGCCTTTTACTCTCCAGCAATTGCTTATAAGCTAACCTGCTCTCCCGCTGTCCGGGCGTCGCTTCGCTCGCCGGGAATGCAGTTGCTGCACCGTTTTCTGCTTCCTTCGGACAGGCTACCCCATGGCCGTGATAAATCTCAAATTTCCCTGTGCTGCACAACGGGCAAGGCTCCCTGCCTCCCAACATTAGAGCCTTTTTGATTTCATCCGTCATTGGATTGCCTTACTTACGCGAGCGCCTGTGTGTAGCTGCTGTCCACGGTGAACTTTGCTCTCCCGGCTATCTGCTGGATGGATCCATCTGCTAACAGACACTTGGCATCATAGTAATAAACGGCATCGCTCAGCAGCACCGTCCCGTTATCCTGGATCAACAGCCTGATGGTCCCCGCGCCCTGGTTTGGCGTCAGGCTGGCGTAAGCGCGCGTGATGGCGGTTGCCACCACCTTGTTGTAATACTGCCCGCCGTCCGACGCCGCCCCCCCGTTGGTCACCCTGACCATGAACTGTGCGCTTGCGTCCGGGTCCTTTTTGCTGCCCTTCGCCGTCAACCACATGACGCTCCACGTTGCCGGGATCGTCAGGCCGGTCAGCGTCTGGTCATATGTCACAAACCGCGTCACCGCCAGGTTGGGCCCGGCCACCGCTGCCGCCACCTGCGCCGCGCTCTGCGTCAGCGTCCTGGTCGTCGCATTGAACACCGCCAGCAGGTCTGACAATGCCTTGCCGATGCTGCCCACCACCGCCATCCCCGCCGTCAGCGCGCTCCAGACCGCTGTCCCGATCGCCGTCAATGCCGTTGCATTGGGCGCTGGCACCAGGTCCATCTGTGACCCAACCGCCGCCGGACTGGCTGGCAAATTGTCCGTCTTGGCCTTGATCGCCGTCACATCCGCCTGCGTCGCCCTCGTACTGATCGCCGCGTCAATCAATGCGATCACCGCCTGCAGCGCCGCACTGAACGTCCCCAGCACAATCGCCCCGGCTGATAGTGTCCGTCCAGACCCCGTCCCATAATTCCAATTGGCTGTACTGATCGCCGCAATGCCTGTCGCATTGGGCGCGTTGACAATATCCATCTGTGCACCCGGTGCCGCCCGCCCGCTGATTGCCGCGTCCACGTAGTCCACCAGCCGCTTGCCGATAGACCCCACAACCGTCAGACCAGCGCTCAGCACATCATGCCAACTCAGGCTCCACAGCGTCCACAGGCACGCCAGGTGCTGCTGGTCAACGGTCGCATCCGCGGTTTTTGCCACGGCCACATAGTCGTACAGCGTCAGGTCGGCCCCGCTCAGCAGGTAGAGATATGCACCGTCACCCACCTCGGACATGTTGCCCGCGGTCACAATCTCACTGTGCGCCCCACTTGACCTGGTGACCTGGTGTACGTCAATGGTTGGCGTCAGACCGGTTTTCCCGGTCTTGCTCGCCACGAAATGAGCATAAAGCAATATATCGGCCATTATGCGGCCTCCTGTTACCCTACGGCAATCTTGGTCGCGTCATCATAACCATTTGCGCTGTAGATCGTGTTAAGGGCGATGCCGCTGTGAGCCGTCGCCAGATCGGTCAATGGCCGCGGTAAAATCTGCCACCGTGAACGGGTACGCCTCCCACAGAGTCG